AGTTCGAAGCTGAGCAGATGTTGGTCTCTGACGTTCGAGTCGCGACGCAGGACGCTCGCAAGTTTGTTGGTGAGGATGTCTGGGCGGAGCTCGATGAGTGGCGCCAGGCTTGCCTCATCAACATGGCATTCAACCTAGGCCTACCAACTCTCAAGAAGTTCGAGAAGTTCCGCCAGGCTCTCGAGGATAAGGACTGGGAGCAGGCTTCTGTGGAGATGCTCGACAGCCGCTGGGCTGACCAGGTCGGAGCTCGAGCAACGCGTCTCGCAAAAGTTATAGCGGAAGGTCGACTATAGGGAAACCCTATAGTAGCATTGAGGTGATCACTGCAGGAGGAGACTGACATGATCACACTCGAAGACTATGCACGGATGCTCCAGAGCCACGATTGGTTCTACGAAATGAGCGACGACCACTCTGTATGGAAGCGCGGCTTAGACGAGCGCGGTGAAATCAACATGGCTAAGCGGCAGCTTGTCGAGGCTGGTTTCGAAGCAGCTGAGAAAGCGTACTGGAAGGCATACGCCCCCGAGTACTTCGGTGGTGACCCTAAAGGTGCATGAGGTGAGCTGCCATCCCATGAAGTTTGAAGAGGAACTGCAGCACTACCTCGAGCGCGGCATGACGCTACAACACCGCAGGCTTGAGTGGATCAGACGGTTGAAAAACGGCGACCCGTATCAGAACCAGATGGAGGAGCGGGTGAAGTGGAAGCAGGAGGTGGTTGCGAGGGCAGACGGCTACCTTCCGCTGCCCGCAACTTGGGACATTTTGCCGGTCCATCTTTGATGCCGTGCAACTTGTAAGGATTACTGAAGGGTTCGTTAGCCCCGTTACGGGGTAACCATATACCCACTGGAGAACTTTGATGCAGAACTTTGGTCCAATGAGCGGCACGTTGCTTCGAACTGCTCAATATCAAAATTGCTATGTGAACTATATGCCCGGCTACGGCGCACATTCGTTCTCGATCACGATTGAGGTCGACGGTCGTCGGGTAGGTGACACGTTCCACATTGAGTCTGACAAGGACTTGAACACAGCACTCAACATCCTCCACAAGCGAGCTTATTCATGACTGACGTTGATCTACTTAAAGAGCTCGAGGAGCTCGCAGGAGGGCCGCTCAAGTGTGCCCGGTTATTGGCTGTTGATTACACCGGCAGCTACGCGTCCTGGAAGGCAGGGCGCAAACCCATCCCTCGCTATGTCGTTGCGTCTGTGAAGGCGCACACCGCATTGCTCAAGAACGAACTTGTCCAGGAGTGTTAGGGGGCTACGGCCCCCTTTTTTATGGAGCGGGAAACCGGGTTCGAACCGGCGACCTGTACCTTGGCAAGGTACCGCTCTACCAACTGAGCTATTCCCGCGTAATAGGGACACACTGTAGTCACACAAATTTGGCCCAGCTTGTGTACACAGTGTGTACCGCACACAAACTCAAAATCTCTTCTCAGCGAGCCCCTACCTGCAAGGGTTTCAAGGTAACTTGTGTACCTGCAACCTTGGCAAGGTAGTGAGTACAACCACGTCTATACTGTAACGCTGTAGGTGACATCGAAGAAATTTCGCTTGTGTCCATGTAGATACAACTCCGTCGTTGCGTGGTCGGTGTGAGCCATGATTTTGCTGATCATTTCACCTGGAGCTCCACCTTGCTCGAGCAGTGCTGCGGACAGCGACCTGATCTCATGAAAGGTCGGTTGCCCTGGTAACGGGTCCACAATTCGCACACATTCTGTGAACTGCTTTGAGAGCATGTCAGGGGTCATTTGGCATGGGTGTTCCTTGCCGCTCCTGTTCGCTCCAAAGTGACTGAGAACAAATGGGCAGTCCCTGTTCATCATCGCCTGGCGTCGGCACTCCTTGAGCACCTCGAGGAGCTGAGGATGTTCTGCCAGCACCCACCGCAACCTAGTAGCCTCTACCTCACCTCGAGACGCCACGCTCTTCGAAACGGTTACGCATAGAGCTCCGTCCTTGATGTCGTCCCACTTGAGCGCCGCCAGGTCTCCCCGGCGAAGCGTAGTGATCAAAGACAAGCGACACGCCTGGACCAGGCCTTCATATCCGCGCTCCTCAGCAACAGACAACACCCTCATTAACATAGGCATCGTCAATCGACGCCTCTGCTTAATCGGCAGCGCTTTCTTGTCGAGCAGCGATATCGGATTCGAAGGCAGAGCCAGGAGCTCTGACAGCATCGCCCATTTCACAAAGCGATTGAGCTCAGGTCTGAGGTTGTCTTGCTGATGCCTGGTGAGGCTATCCCAGTACTCGAGGAAGTGCGCCATGGTCACCCGGGCAGGGGACGCAATGGCAGCAATGTCTCGAGCAAAGGCTCGAAGGCAGTACTTTGCATTGGCCCACTTCTTCTTCACTAGGAGCTCAGGAGAGCCTTCCTCGCGTCGATGGATGTGTCGGTTGACCAGGTGCAGCCAGGGACTCTCAGGCGCCTCTAGGGACGCTACAAGAGCTCTGGCAGCCTGACAGGCCTGGTCATGGGTTTTAGCTTGAAGGGTCTTATATTTGCCGTTGTCGAGTTTGACACGCCAATAGCCCTCGCGACCTCGAGGATCGCTGTACACCTTCATAGCTCTTTCTTCGCGTTCTTACCAAAGATCGCTTTGAAGTAGTCGTCAGTCTCATAGTATCTGACGCACTCTTTAGCAAACGCTTGGGTGTCTACGCCTAGCATCCTGGCCCAGAGCTCTGTGTCGTTAGGCGGCACTCGAACCCTTCCGTTTTCAACTTGGCTGATAAAGGTGAAGTACCGCTGCCCCACCAGTTTTGCCATGTCATGTTGTGTTAGCTGCGCCGCTTCTCTGAGCGACTTAAGTATTCGACCAAACTCGGTCCTCTTCCCCAAATCGGCCCTAGTATTCTTAGGCCTGGTTTCTTGTGACATACGTTTCCCCGCGTTGTCCTTCTATAGTGGGCATCCCTATATGTAGAGATACTCTATAACCTTTACACAATTGTGACGAAATGTAAAAGATACTTTCACAATTTCTAATAAATATGCGGAAAAATGACACCAACGTAGACAGTTAGAGGGGCCCCTATGTGTCACATTAGGGATGTCAAGGTTGACACCCTTATCGTTAAGTCCTATATAGGAACAGTCTATATGGTAAGTATCAAATTGAAACACTGGGGGTGAGTATGGATCACATCGATTTTGAGCTGTTAGAAGTACTGTGGGAGCACCGAATGGTGAATGACGCAGAGGCTCACTATCTAAACAGCATCAACAACAAACAACTAAATGAAACAAAACTAGGGGAGCAGCTCCTGCAGGAAATCGCCCCGACAGTCGAAGAGCATATCCAGGTCCGACAGCGTGAAGCACAGGACGCGGTGATTAACAATTCGACAGGTCGGCGCAACCTTCCCTGGAAGTACTTGATTGGGTTGGTCGAAAGCACGGAGCTCGCGTTCGCTGCTACGCAAAACCTGATGGCGACGTTGGCAACTAGTAAGCCCCCGACCTATCAGCATGTCTGCCTCGAGCTCGGGGAGTGTCTGGTCCGGGAGGTGCGCTTCCAGAGATGGCGCGACAAGGATAAGGGCTACGCAAGCCACTTTCTTCGCCGCAACAGTCAGGCCCTTGCATCTAAAGCTCAGCATCTTCGATTCGCCCGCAAGCTGGAGAAAAAGATCGCTGAATACCTGGACGGCGATCAGTACGACCTTAGCAGAGACGCTCTCTTTGGTGTTGGTGCTGTTCTGCTGGACTGTGTACGTCGAGCTCAGCCCGACATGCTTACGCTGACCGCTACAGGCCCTCGAGGAAAGATCAGAGCCCAGACCGTCTACTACTCCGATGAGTTCCTGGCGGATGTGTCGCGTCTCCACGCTATCGCGTCCCTGGCACAGCCAGTGCGTCGTCCCATGCTGGTACCACCTAAGCCGTGGAAGCGGGACGAGGAAGGAAAGATCACCGGGGGCTACTACCTTATTAAGCAGAAGGTCTACCGCACCGACTGGCACCCTCACGGGTTCTGGCCGTCGCAGCGAGCCCTCGATGCTCTCAACTCGATACAAAAAACGCCGTGGCGTATCAACCGCCAGGTCTATGAGTTCCTGCTGCGAAACCCCTACGTCGGCCCACAGATGCCCATTCAGAAGCCCAAGAAGCTTCCCCCGGAGCAGTGGGCAGCTTTAAGCGATGACGACAAGCGAGTCGTCCAGCAGCAGTTTAACGACGACCTGGCGCAGTACGTCTCAACAACATCAAAAGCAATGACCTTCGAAAGGCAGCTTCTACAGAGCGAGATGTTGGTCGAGAAGAGCGCCTTCTGGCAGCCCCACAGCTTTGACTTCCGAGGGCGCCTCTACCCAGCAAACCAGATGCTCACCAGCCAGGGTGACCACGTCGCCAAGGCCCTGGTCGAGTTCTGTAACGGTAAGCCCGTAGGTGAGAATGGCGTGCTAGCTCTAAAGCTTCAGGCAGCCAACACCTTCGGCTTCGACAAGCTGGGCATCGAGGATCGCATCAAGAAGATCGAGGCGATGGAAGATGACCTACGTCGCTTAGTAGCCGACGACAAGTTCGCCTGTGGGCTCATTATGAAAGCTGACGAGCCCATGACCTTCTATGCAGCTGCGGTCGATCTAGTCGCAGCACTTGATAACCCCAACCACATCAGTCACCTCCCTATAGCAGTAGACGGCACCTGCAACGGACTACAGATACTGTCTCTCTTGGGAAAGGACCGGGTCGGCGCGGAAAAAACAAACTGCACAGCCGAGTCGACCCGAAAAGACCTCTATCTCGAGGTTGGAGTGGCAGTGAGGAAGATAATCGAGCGATTACTCACATCAGGCCAGGGCTTGGAATTGGCCGTAGCCCAGAGTTGGTACGAGGTGATGCAAGACGACCGCTTGGCAAGAAAGGTGGTCAAACGTGCTGTCATGACGACTGCATACGGAGTAACACCGGAAGGGATTCGCGAACAGCTGGTGAATGATCGGATGTGTGATCACCTGGCTATTCCCAAGGAGCTCATGACCCTTCCCGTGATCCAGGCTAGGCATAAGCTAGCCAGCTATATGCGTGACTGGATCATCGAAGCTCGAGTGGAGGTCGTCAGTGAGGCAGTACGCATCATGGACTACCTCCGCGATTGCGCGAAGGTGCTGGCGGAGAACGGCTACCCTTTATCCTGGACGACTCCTGACGACTGCCAGGTCACCCAGAAGTACGTCGTCCTTAAAGAGAAGCACGTCCGCACCTTCGACAACTGGATGCGCCGCCTACGCAAGCGCACTGATCAGCTCAGCCCCAGCAAGAACGCCGGGGCTGCAGCGCCCAACGTAGTTCACAGCCTGGACGCCGCAATGTGCCGCATGGTCGCTCTCAGGCTTGTGGACAACGGCATTGAGGACATGGCATTTGTGCATGACAGCTACGCCGTCCATGCTCGCCACCTCGATGAGCTCAACCACATCATCCGACAGGTCGCCGTCGACATTTTCGCGGGAAACTGGCTAGACGACACGATGCACCAAGGCCTGCTCGAGATGATCCCCAACAACCTCAACTTGCCCTCACCACCAAAGCAAGGCAATCTCAATGTGAGGGAGGAGCTCCCGCGAGCTCGTTATTTTTTCAGCTGATAACTACAGGGAGACACTGTACATGATTACTACAGTTAACAAGTTACGCGAGGAGCTTGGGAAGGACATTGGTATCTTCCACCACGTCGACGGCTGCTACACGGTCATCGCCCCTGTGCCTGAAGGCGCAGAGATCGGCGGCCAGTACTGGCAGGAAGACGGTTCCTTACTCCTCCTTCGCGGGATCGCCCACCTGGGCGGTGAAGAAACCACCTATGAGCTCAACTTTGAGTCGGTATCGGTCGTTCTAACTGAGCAACCCGTAGCTGCC